CCTTGTCCTATTTGAACAGCACCTGATTTTAAGTAAGCATTCATTGCTTGTCCGTCGGCATCAGTACCTTGTTCATGTAAATAAATTTGTGTTGCACCTGAAGTTAGTCCTAGAATTGTTTCATTATTGGCAGTCGTATTACCTAGATATTGTGTGGCAATAGGATTATCATAAGTCTCTCGATCTATCCAAGATGTACGAGCCAAAGTTCCTGTCCACCATGTCTGTTCTTGATAGTTAAAGGCTACGACTGCATTAATTTGATCGGAGCCTGTTCTTGCATAAAACCAAAGAATTTCATTAAACTCACCATTGTGCCCGGCAAAAGCATTCTCCGAAGCTGTTTGATTCAAATTGTTAAAAACAAATTGTTCCACGGTACACGGCAGTTTTTTCACCGAACCATCAAACAAATAGAAAGAATCTTGTGACATCCAAAAGCTATTACCATTTAAATCAATGCCTGCATGCTGACCAATGATTCCACAGTTCTGACCGAGTTGTCGTAGACCAAAAGTAAAAGGTGGCCCAATAAATTGTAAAGAGTGGAGTGAAGTATCTGTCCAAACTAATGTTTGACCTCTCGAGCGTTCAGCAGCAATGATCCGTGATCCGTCGGCAATCCTTAGTGAACCTGCGGTATTTTCTGCGGTGGGAGTATAGTTATTAATATCTTCTTGATCGGAGAATCGAAGTAATAAATCATCTTGGGTACCACTCGTATTTTCGGTACCAAATAAAATTAAGTGTCGGTCAGGAGAAGAAACTAAACTGAGTCGTGAAGTTGTCGGAGCGTTCGCTACAATCGCAGCTCTTGTTGCAGTGCCACTCGAGGTATCCCAACGATACGTACCACCATTTAATTGAGTGGCAATTAAATCTTCACCGAAGTTATCGAGTGACCATTGTCTTGCTTCGAGTGTTACATTAGAAACGGTGGAAGGTTCTCCCCATGCTCCTGCTCCCCAAGTATCAGTTCCCCAACCATAAGCAGAAGTTGAGAAAGCCGGGCCAGGATTAATTTGATAAGCTGCATTACCTGCACCCCCACCGCCTGCAGTTGAACCTGTTGCAGTCGATGTGTGAGTCACTGTATAAGCCGAAGTATTAACCACGGAAGTTACTTCAAACTCTTGATTCATATCAAGTCCGTCAATCGTAGAGAAAGAATCAAAAGTAACAAAACTACCTTGTTCACAGCCATGACCTGCATCGGTGACTAAAACAGTAGCTGTACCATTCGTGGTAAAAGGATCGGTTAAAGCTTCAGTTGCTCGAATAGGAGTAATATCAAAAACTAATCCTTCTTCATATACGTATAATTTTCGATCAGTGCCAAAGGCATCATATCTTGTACCATCTAAAGCAATCCAAGCATGTTGATCTCGTACCACACCGACAATCGTGGTTTCAATAAACTTGTCCCAACCTTTAATTTTTTGGGGAAGGCCATTAAAAAAGCGTACATTATCCGAGTCTACCCATTGTCCTTGACCCGTGTAATCGGTGACTTCTTTATTAATGCCTGGTTTTATTGTAAAATTAGTTAGTGGCATGAAGCCAATATACTATAATTTATCAAAATTAAAAGCTATTGAAAAGCTTCATTACAGAAATTAAAAGCAACGGATATTCTATCGGACTGGCACTCAGACACAGAGTGAAATAAATCAGATGAAAAAAATATTAAAGTACCCTTTTTTTCGTTGATTTTTTCATCTGCGTGTTGTTCAAAATTTCTAGATAGGCTTAAAATGTTTCTATGATTATGAAACCAAAGATTTCCTTCTCCTGGTTTTAATATTAAAATAGCGCAGAAATCACTTCCTCCGTGATTGTGAAGTTGAGTAAAATCTCCTTTTTCATAAAAATTTATCCAAGCATGTACTGTTGTCCAATTGTTATATTTCCAGTTTTGACTCTCTCCTATTTTAGGTAACAAAGTTTTAGTCATTAATAAATTTATTTCATCTATTTCTTTATATTTGCTTAAACAATTCCAACCTGTGGTTTTAGCGTGAACATTTTTTAATCCTTTTACCCAAGTGTCTTTGTCAATCATGACTTTTTCAATTAACTTATCACATAATTGTTCATCTATTTGAGTATGAAAAACAGTTACAGGAAACCAATTAACAGGATAAATATTATAGTTCATCTATTTTTTTAGTTGTAATCAAATACAACGGAATATCTATGATTAAATTTACCCAACAATGGGGGCATATTAGTTACAGAATGAATAATTGATCCATTGAAAAATAATATTGAATTTTCAAAAGCCTCTAAAACTACACCATTTTGTAGCTTTGTACCAAATTCTGGATAAGGACTAATCAAATAATATACACAGGTTAGATTATTATTTTTGTGACTATGCCAAGAATAACAGTTTTCTTCATTAGACAAATTTGCCCAAGTATCGCTTAAAACTAAATCACCTGATTTTTCAGAAAAAGCTTTATATAAATTTTGCCAATGCTCTTTGTTTTTATATCTATGAAATAAATCTGGAAAAGTTTGATGAGGTGGAATAGAAGAATTTGAACAAGGTCTATTAGTGAGTTCCCAATCAATATCTTTTTTGATTAATAATCTATCTTCATTATTTAAAACATTAAATTTTCTTATAAACTCATTATTATCAATAATAATTTTTTGTAAATTATCGGTCATTTTTTTTCTGAAATAAAGAACCAACATGACCTTTGAAAGCTCTATTTCCAAAGTGTGTTAGAGGCATAGCAATATCTGCCCATATCTCTCCACCACATTCTTGCCATAATCTTGAGAAGTAATAATCTTCGGATAGATATCTTTTAGTGCCTGGTTTTGTTTCATAGATACCTGCACAGAATAAGTCATAACAGTTATCAGATTTAAAAGACTTACCATTGATAATTTGATCAGATTCATATTTACGCTCAGGAAACTTTTTCATCATGGTACGAAAAACTTCTCTTTTAACCAACATCATTCCTGTCGCTGCTTCCTGTACCCTACAAAAACCATTTTCCATTTTAACATTCATGGGATCATCAAAATTAAGATTATATCCTAGAGATTTAACCTCTAATTCTTCAGGGCTTGCTTCAGGGTTATCTTTTAGTATTTGAGGTATTTTTTCAAAATGAACATGTTTCCTTGGGTAAATACCACAGACTACATCTTTATCAAAACAAAGCATGCGTTGTATATTTTCAGCTTGAAATCCAATATCGGAGTCAATAAACAATAAATGTGTGGCTACATAATTGGTATCATCCATCATCATGGAAACAATCGTGTTACGAGCACGAGTAATTAAACTTTCATTGCCCATGGATTGCATTCGCATTCCCACCCCTTTGGCGATAGACCATTGTTGGAGTTGTAATAATCCGTGCATGGTGTTCTCGGTTAACAGTCCTCCATACATAGGCATCCCTATGGATATTTTGAAATTTTTATCTTTTAGTTCTTCTGGTTTGATCATTTATATCTCCTTCTCAAAGAAATTTATAATTTCTTGTGGTATTTTATTATTAATATATTGTATCTGCTTATCAGTCAATTTAGTTGTTTTATTTTGAAGATAGTTCTTTTTTCTTTCGTCAAAACTTTTATCGGTCATACGAACACGATAATCAACTGCATCAGTAAATAATATCCATTGAGGATTTTTCTTTTGTAGTTTTAACTTACTTTCTATCAAAGATAAAACTTCTACCGCTCTGGGTTGGTCACACATTTTTCTTTGATTCATTATAATATAATTCGAACGATGTATGAATTTTATCCACTCCGTATGAAACTCAATCCATTTTTCAATAGCAAGGGGAATACTGAATTTATACAAAGCGTTTTCCCATAAAAGCTCTTCATCGTGATAATCAGGATACTTTGCTAAACCCCAACGATTAATAAAATCAACATCATTCCTAATAATACTTTCCATCCACATGAGAGGTGTTTTATAACAAAAAATTAAAGGTGTTTCTGATGATAAACTAGCAGTTGCTTGTTCTGCGTCAGGACTGTGTTTCCAAGACCAATGACCAAAATCATTAATATTTCCCCATTCGCTGTGAAAATTTTGAAGAATTAACTGCTTTGCAAAGTTAGTGCAAGTTCTTTGAAGACCAAAAGTATAAAACTTCACTTTGATGAACCTAAAGAATCTCTCTTGTCAAATTTGTAGTCTTTATAAGGACCTTCTTGATCTACATAATGTAAAAATACCGTAATGAAATGATCGTGTGTGCACACTTCTCTCCAATGAATTTTATCCATTCCTTTAAAAATAACTGCATTATTAGGTAACATCGAAAATTTATGATCAATTCGATATCTGTTATAATTACCTTTGTCATCGTAATATTTATAATCAGACGTGTTATCTTCTTTGCCCATAAATATTTCATAAGAATGATCGACAGGATCAGCCCCTAAACACAAAGCCACTGTATACTCACAAGACTCTCTGTCTGTGTGTATTTTTAAATCAGACCCCTTATCATAAATTCTAAAATAAGAATATGTTGGCCATAGTTTTTTGCCTACATTTTGTTCCACAACAGAAGTGCTCATATCCATCAAAGTTTCCATTAAATAGTCTGCATGTTCGCCTATCAAAGAATTTGTTTGATTATCAATATTAAATTGTTTTTGATTTGAGTATTTAATAATTGAATATGAATAAGCCAAATTTAAAATTTGTTGAGGTAAAAATTCTTTGATAAAAATTGGTTGCATTAGATCACCCATCCTATTAAAGCGTATCGTGTACCCTTTGTAACTTTGTTGACTTGATGAGGAAACATAAAATTGGAGGGAAAAATCACTGCATCTCCTGTATTTTGAGGAATTGTTAATTGACTCCCATCTCCTAACTTAAATACAAACTCACCACCTTTATACTCATTATTTAAACAAATAGAGATAGATAGATGTCTTTCGGTGCAAGTCAGTCCAAAATCCTCATGAAATTTATAACCTGCTTTGTGTTCGTTAGCATCATATCGAAGGATGTCTAATTGAGATATTTTATTAATGTGTATATTAGTAAATTTTTCTTTATAATGAGAAACACATTCAAATATTTTTTCTTTAATTGCATTAGAACAAATGAGCTCACCAAATGTTTTAGTTTCTAAAATGTTTTTTGTTAAACAGTTTCTAATATTTTTATTAACTACACTGCCATCAACACTAGCAGTGCTAGCATCTTGATAATTATTATCAAAATAAGAAATAATTTTTTTACAAAAAGTTTGAGGTATTATTTTTTTGACTTCTAAAATATATTCTTTCATTTTTATTTATACACAGAAAACTTAGTAAGTAATACTGTGTGCAGTCAGATAATTTGTTCTGGCTGTATCTGCTACAGTTGTAGCTTGTGTAGTGTTAGCTTCAAAAAAATCAACAAACTGAACTGGATTAGGATTAGCGGCAGTCCAAGTCGCCTTTTGTTCTGCAACATTTGCATCATAAGCAGCTTGCCAAATATCTTCAGCTTCACATCTTATAACAACATTAGTTGCCCACTGAGGAAAGGAAGATAAAGATTCATTTTCTCTATTATCGATGTATTCTAATTCACCTGTATTCATAGTTGCATTCCATTGTAAAGCATGAACATTAGCATCAATTTCAGTATGGGATCTAATATTAGAATAAGATTTATTATCAATCATTACATCTGATTCTGTGTTTCCTGTACCAAATCTTGGACCATCATTTTGATTATCTTTATTTATATTAGCATCAAAAACAATCGTTATTCTTTGATTTGCTGTTGTGTTATTTACTGTTATTGCCATCTTTTTTTCCTTTCTTTGTTTTTATCTTATTATTGCTTAATTGTCTAATAGTTTCATCTTCCATTTTAGGATCATTTTTTTCAATCGCTCTTTGATGATTTCCTATCAATTCAAATATACTAGCTGCATTCATTGCTAGATTTTTAGCTGAATCATTAGACTGTAGAAGCTTATTCATTGCTGTTTGAGATTTCACCATTTCGTTTCGAAAGGATTCTGTTGCCGCTTGTACTCCTACTGTTTGTCTTCCATTTTCAACCAATAATAAAGGAATCCAAGCAATTGAGCATCCCCATTCTTGAACATTAGCTCCTGATTGTGGGTGTGTTCCCTGAAGCATATTATACCAAATACATTGATGTTTGATGCATTTTTTATTGAGTAACGGACATTTTCCGTCTGGATCAAATATAGGCATTAATCTTTGTTAGCAACAATCACGTTTGCGTATTGAACATCAGCTGCTGGAATAGTGACGTCTGCTGATGCGCTTGCAAGAGAACCACTAAAAGGGTGAGCATGTGAACCACCACCACCTGAACTACCTGTTCCACTAGTAAAAGTACTTGTGCCACAGGCGTACTGAGTATTACCAGGAGGAAAACCACCTCCCCACGTTGCATTACCAGATGGAAATACACCTCTAACTGATGGATGAGAGTGACTTGAAATTTCTGGTGTTGATAATGTGTGCCCACCCACTGTTCCTGAAACAGAACCTGAAACGGGTTGTGCGGGGGCAGACTTATCAGTTGTTGCCAAGAAAGATGAAAAGTAAGATGTTGTACCACCTGTGCCTCCACCTGTTCCTGTTACGATTGACATCGCTGTATTTGCTAAAGCTGCACCTGTTTGTTTTGTCCAGCCTGTTGGAGCAGATGCTTGATTAAAAATCATTGATGTATTAGCTTCAAAGGGATCAAC